CGCTTTCCGTTGCGTTGCTCCACTTAAAGGAGAACTCGAGGACAAGCATAGAAGCTTTAATCAGTTTGTGTCTGGGGACATCCAGCACGCCTTGTGGAGAGATTATCCGGATGTTTTTGAATAAATAAAGGTGTAGTTCGCGGCACGCCAATGCCCAACTACTCTAACAGTTGAAAAGGAACTATCAGCAATGATATTTACAAAAACAAATCCACCTACAGGCTTTTATGTTTATGCGTATCTACGCAAGTCCGATAATACACCTTATTATATAGGTAAAGGGCAAGAAGGTCGAGCCTGGGGTAAGCATCATTTTAAAATACCAAAAGATAAATCTAAGATTATTATTGTTGAGTCTAACTTAACAGAACTAGGTGCTTTAGCCATAGAGCGTAGATTAATTAGATGGTATGGACGCAAAGATATCGGCACAGGTATCTTAAACAATAAAACAGACGGTGGTGATGGCTCGTTAAATCTGTCATCTGCTACCAAACTTAAAGTTAGTAAATCACTAACGGGTAGAGTCCCGTGGAACAAAGGTAAGCAAACAGGTCCGCGATCTGCTGAATCCATTGCTAAACAAAGTGCCAGCACAAAAGGTAAACCCAAACAGTCAACGAAAAAGATGAAAGGGCATACTCCTTGGAATAAAGGAAAGAAAGTTGCTGAATTACTTTCCCTTGAATCGAGAGCAAAGATAAGTGCTAGACACAAAGGCAAACCAAAGTCAGTCGAACATAACCTTAAGAATAGTCTAGCTCAGAAAGAGTATCAAAGACTTAAACGATTATCTATTACTTGAGATCTCTTAGAGAGATCTGTTCTTTTCGCTGTGCTCAAGAACTTGTTTGTCTTTCGCATTATCCAGATTAATCGGTCACAATTCACCGTATGCACGGTGAACTGACTTCTACATTATCCGAGTAGCACTGTCATTTGTTATAAAGAGATTCGTTTTCACGATGGAGGCGGTTGACCGGTACCCCCTACTCTAGCTTCACATATCAACGGAACCCTAGTGACCCAATAACAAAACCAAGTCCTACGAGCATGGGTCGTATCTTTTTCAACGGAGCCCAAACCATTTGCTGCCTTTAGTTAGCAGTTGCCTTTCACACGCAAGCTATTCCGGACCGGGTATCTCACCGTTCCTCCTTGCGAGTCGAGCTACCTCGACCAAACAGAGTGTGTTGTTGCCTGTCTAAGTTTGTATTTTATTTTTGATGTGACTACCATGTATGCGGCACACTATCTGGCCGTTGTAGTAGTTGTCTGACTCTAATACTCTATGATTAAATTGCTCTCTAGCTTCTATGTAACTGCATTCGGCCTTGGATCGGCAATAAAATAATATTTCTCTTGTGAAGTTGTCTGAGCCTAGCTCTGCAATGTCTTTGTTGAGTTGATCGTTGCTGCCATAGTATAGTTGCCAGTCTGAGTCTATTTTGGTTCTGATTCGTTTCTTCTTCTTGTTGCCGTTCTTGAGTCTTACTACTTTATAGGTTGTCTTGCTAAACTTTGCTAATTTTTTTCCAATATATTTCCGGCCAGATAGTTTATTTGTGATCAAATAGACAAATCCGACACAGTCTTCGGGTAGTTCTGAGATTTGAGAGTTTTCGTACAACCATACCATGGATTCATACTTAGTTCGTTTCCCAACCAACTGCATAGTTTTCAGTAACCACAGGTGTAGAACATTTTTGCCCACACTCAACCCAAGTTTTATTTGAATCAGTAAATCCCTGACTGCACTTGTTCCACAAAGGATCAGTAATGATTTCTTCAAAGGATCGATTGTGGAGGCTCATGCGCTCGCGATATTTGGCAAAAAAACCGTCCTTCCATTCAATAGTTTTATCGCCGTGGGTAAGGCTATGATATGGAAAACTTACCCAACTACAAGGAAATACCACACCTTCGGCATTGACATACACGCCGCGATTACCAATCTCACACAACGGAGTTACGGGTGCATCCTTATACTGCTCTTTGATTTCAAAATATTTTTTCTGATTGTGCTCTAAATAGTCATGATTGTTTTGTTGACGCCCACTGATATTCACAACCTCTCGCTCGTATCTGTGTGTCTTGCTAATAAATTCAGCACGTGGTTCCAGCGGATCATTTTTACCACCATAGCCGCCATACACACTGCCAAACTTCGTGCTTCGAGTCCATTGTATAGCATCCATCTTCAACTGGCCAGCCTGCGAAACAATGTTGTCCAGATAGTCTTGATTGAACGAAAAAATAATAGTTGCCCAAACAAGAAACACATCTTTGTTGGTTTCACGCACAGTTTTTATGCCCTGCATAATGCTTTCAAAATTGCTGTTGACACGATACAGGTTGTTGCTGGTATTGTCGTAACCGTCAACACTAAAGTTAATAGTGTCGCGGTCATTTAGCACCAACGCTAACTCGCGCCACCATTCGGGTTTTTTGTAGCTACCGTTGGTAATTGTAAAGATATGAATATCAGGATTAACTGATTTGATATAGCGACAAATTTCAATGTATTCCTTGCAGTAGATAGGATCACCCACATCACCGCACATGGTCACACGTTTGACTTGATTCAGCAACATTTCTTCTGTAAAAAACTTTTTTACAAAATCTAAGGTCATGTTTTTGTTGAGCCACGGAGTGTCTGGATGTTCTACTCTGGGACAACGTGGACACCGAACTGTGCATACAGCACTGGGTTCTAGGTGCCAATGATAAAATTGCCAATTTATGCCCACAGTGTAAGTTCCTTTATTTTTTTATTCTCTATCATGAGATTGATAGCTTGGGCAACATCCACCGGAGATAATTTTGGTACAGTCAAATGACGAATCATATCGGTATCAACCGGTCCGGGATTAATCAAGCTGATTGCACAGGCATCTGACTGTTTGACCAATACCCTAAACATTTTTTCAAGAGCTGTTTTGTGATCACGATATTCCCAAGGATCATTGTCCAGTTCTGCCTCAATTCGAGAATAGTTTACACAGGTGCTACCTATATTGATGATGTGTTTGTTTGTGCCTTGCCAACAACGAGCCAATTGTTTTAAAATTTCGCACTGCTGGTATTGGTAGTAAGCATTATTTACAAACACATCAACATGTTTGGCAACCGATACTATACTATCAACATCCTCCAAGTTGTAACCATTGGCCCTACTAAAGCCAATGACTTCATGATTATCTTTGAAAAAATCTACAATAGCCAAACCAATTCCAGCAGTATGCCCGGTTACTGCAATCTTCATGCTATTTCCACATCCGTATTGTAACTAGTAAAGCCGTTTTCCTTGATGACCTTGAGTATGTTTTCCACACGTCCAGTCAGTTCATCTCTGTGGCTGACCAACCAGATTGATTTGTGTCGATCACGACTCATCTGTTTCAACAGGGCCAAGGCTGATTCTACACCAGCGGTATCAAGACCGTTGTCAATCATTTCGTCAATGAACAGCAAGTTGATGGGTTGATACAGGCTCTCAAACACATCACGGAAGGCCCAGCTCATGCTCAAGATAAGTCTATTGCGTTCACCGCGACTCAAGTTGTCAAAGTCTAATTCGCGACCCAGCTCTTCAATTGAAACTGTAAGGTCGTTCTGAAACACCACTGTATGCGGAAGTCCTACACGGTCCAGGTAGTGTGTCAGTCTAGCGTTGAGATAGCTAAGATTCTGTTCAATAATTTTCTTGCGGATGAATGAGTCCTTGCTGGTGAGCAGTTTGAGCAAGAAGTCTTGGTGTTCTTGTAAACGAGTAAGTTCATTAAGTGTATCATATGTGACCTCCTGTAGGGCTTTAGAATTCATTTCTTCGATCTGTTCGGTATACGGATCAGTTTCGACAGTCTTGCCAGCAATCTGCTGTTGCAAGGTAGTCACAGTGGCCTGATGCTGGATAGCATCAGCTTCGTTGTCGTAGAACATCTCGGGCGGCTTGCCTAGCGTGCCCAAGGTTTCAAAGGCAGTCTCCAGCTCTGCCAGTGTGGCAGTATGAGTCTGGCACGCTTCTCGCGCTCCCACCAGATCCGTCTGTTTACCTTCCAGGACCTGTTGGTGCTTACTGTCGTGGAATGATTGACCGCATGTATGACACTCATGGTTTTCGAGCGTCTCGATTTCCTTGGATAGTTTGGAAATCGCTTTGTTCTCACGGTCAATGTCCAGTTTCGTGCGGCTGATCTGACCTGATAGATCGTTGATATCCTTGCGTCGCTGATCCCATGCCTTGTGATCTTTGTGCGCTTGTATTTCCACTTCAATTTGTATATTCTGTAACGCCTGTAAGGCCGTCTCGAGTTCTTTGATACTTTCTTCATGTTTTTTGACCCACAGTCCCTGTTTGCGTTTGAGCGAATCGATCTGTTCTTCAATACGCTTGTTGGCTTCTTGTACAGCACGAATACGAAACTCCTCCTGCTGTATGCCATCTTTGGTTTCCTTGTTGAGCTCTTTGATACGATCAGCACGCTCGCTCAACTGTGTGATACCTAAGAGTTGTTCAATAATGGTACGCTGTTCATTGGCTTTCAAACTCAAAAACGGTTCAGTATAGGTGTTCAAGGCCATGATGTGCTTGAACATGTCGTGACTTAGACCCAAGGTAGTTTCGATGGCTTCCTGTGTTTCTCTGCTGTCGCCTTGTGCTTCGTCAGTGATGACCTGTTCTTGGCTGTTGACATAAAACTTCAACACATTGGGCTTGCGACCACGTTCAATCTTGTAGTCTTGTGAGCCAGAGCTAAACTCCAGGCTAACCATCATGCCCTTGCCGTTGGTCTTGTTGACCAGATTATCTTTGCGTATGTTACTAAGCGCCTGTCCATACAAGGCATAGCTTAGGGCATTGATGATGGTGGTCTTACCTGTGCCGTTGCGACTACCATCACCGCCTAGATCCAAGTTCTCACCCAAGACCAGAGTTAGGTCCTGCCGATCAAAGTCAATGGCCTGGGTGGTATTGCCCACACTCATAAAGTTACGAACAGTGAGATTTTTTATATGTATCATTGGGGTCTATTTTTAATTGATTCTTTGTATTTCCTGTACAACATTGCTTCGACTGCGTTGATCTCTCGATCGTTTCGCCAAGGCAAATCAAACCTTGGTTGTATAAATTGCCTGACAAAATCAAACTGTACCAACGGCGTTGGTTGAACCAATCCTAATTCTAAATCAACATACTTACTCTGATGCCTAAACTCACACATACCCTGGAACTGATCATGCCAAAACCAATTGGCATGGTCAGTAACAGTTTCGCTGAGATATTCACTATTTTTAGTCAATAAAAATCCATGCTGTACTTGTGCTAACAGCAGTGTAGCATAATCAACGTAAAATTGCGATCGAATTTGGTGTTGTTGATGGCCAATGAATTTTTTATGATATTCTTGAATCGCAGGCCTAGTCGACGCACTTGAGACCCATATGCGAGCATGACCGAGTTGAACAACATTGTTGTTGTAAACAGGGTCATTTTCTATTTCTTGATTCCAAAATTCTGTGTATTCAAGGTCGTGGGACAAAACCAAATCCAATCTGTTTGGTTCTGCCCATTGTATCAATACAGCATGTTTTTCTGTCAAGTTGTTACGTAAGCATTGAACTATATATTCATTACCGGCACCATATCGAGACAGGTTATGCAACTCAACGCCGCGAGTCATTAATTGAATTATTTCCGGCCACTTGATGTAATCAGGATACCATGCAGGCACCGCCCGACTGTCGCCAAACCCGTCAGCAATGGTTAATAATTTTATTGGTTGAGCCATTGTGTTATTTGATCTGTGTCGCTGAAAAAATTCTCAAAATCATTGTGAGGTACTTCTTTCTCAAACTCTGTCCATATGAAATAATAAATTACAGCTTGCGTCCAAATATCTTTGATGGGTGTCAAATCAAATGATTTTTGTTTTTTGATGTTGTCTAACACTTGTTTAGCTATAGTTATAGGCACAAAGTATTTTTCATTATGGGCATACCATTCTTTCCATAATCCTTCGAACCCAGTGAGTTTTATACCAGTATGTTCGATTGTGTGTTTTAATTCATCATAGTCAAGCAAACAGTCAACACCTACACAATCGATACCAGGTTCAGGACGCCATGCGGTCCTTAATGCATGATCTCGTAAGAACAAAAAATATTTTTCACGTTGTGCCCAGGGTTCTGCAGAGGTCCACGAGTCTGAGTCTACAATTAGTTCGGCTTCGATCGATGATCGCATAGCCTTATCAATCATAGTCCTGGCTACAACAGGCCACGATGTATCGGTATAGCAGACTTTGATAAACTTGGCTCCTGGAAATTCCAGCATGAAATTACGACTATTCGAGTTGATTCCTAAGTCCACAAGCACACTATAATTGCATGCAGGGTCAAATTCATGACTATAATTTGCAGTATATTTTGGAGCCACCAGCTCTAAGCCATGACTATCGCCGGTTGAGCTAAACGGTATTTTATTATCGGTTGGACGTTTAAATCCTTCACCATGCAAGGTTAATATGCCGTTGATAAAATGCCCAAAGCCTCCACTAGGATACCAAACGCAATAAATCATAGGTTCTGATAGATTTTTAACAAGAGCTTAGGATCGTAAAATTCACTTTCAATATTGGTCAACTGATCTGTAACAATCTGATCCACACTTTCAAACTTGACCTCGCCTGGCGCCATGTCAATATCAATGTCGGTGCGTTTGCTGGGTATCAATGCCATTTCTCTCAAGTTGTGATCTTTGATGAATGTTTCTTTGATAAAATTGGCTTCTTCGTAGCTGATATCAATATCCAATTCTACCCGCACATGCATGTTGGGCACCAGTATATTTTTACCATTGTCAATGACCTCGCTCAACTTCATAACACGATAAAGCGGTTGTCCTGGCCATGCCAGATATTTTTCAGGCTGTCCCCATTCTAAGATCATCATGCCACGGTCTGCATCACCGGCGTCGGCAAAGTTGTGCGGAAAGCAGTTACCAATATAGTTGATATTCTTTTTCTTTTGACGCAAGTGAAAGTGACCGGAATACACGCTTTCAACACCGCTAAAATTTTCTACTTTGACTTCGCCGTGATCTGGCATTTCTACCATGGCATTCATCTTGAAGTGCGGCAGTTCAAAATGTCCAAACATGTACTTGGCTGACATTTTGGGCAGTTTCTTGTGGTCGTCCCCGACCAGCCAAGGCGCAATGATCACATCGTCCTGTTTAAACCAGTCATTGACCACTGTGATGTTGGGCAGGTGTTGTGCCCACTCGGCACCGTGTATGTCACGCTTGTCACGATAGTATAGATCATGATTGCCTGGTATAAAATAAAATTGATCAAATGCGGCACTGAGTTTTTCCAGGCTACGCAGGCTAACGTGCAGAGTCTGTAGGTTGATACTGGCACGATGGTGATGCCAGTCACCTAGGAACATGCCGGTTTCGCAACCTTCGGCCCGAGCAGTTGCTATAAACCAATCGATAAATGCTTCACAGTCTTGATTGTGTACCAGACTGTTTGATTTAAGTCCAAAATGGATGTCCGTACAAACAGCTGCCTTGCGGAATAGAGTTGTCATAGATTACAGTTTACAGTCACAATCGGTTGATTGCAACCAGTCTGGTTAAGTTTCGTCGTTGTATTCTGCAATATCAATGTTGGTAACCACAGCTCCTGAGTTGGGGTTCTTCTTGCCGGCATTTTGTCTAGTCCAAGAAGGATTGAGTCCAGCCTGTTCCAACATGTCGTCACGAATGTTTTGATTTTTCTTTTCTAGATTCAAAATACGTGTGAAACTGTTGGTGATCGCGGCTGTGTAGTAGGCAAACGGATTTTGACTTTTGGACTCGTCAAATTGTAGACCAATCTGACTCAGTTGCAACAGGGCCTGGCCACGCATTTCTTCGTTGTAGGTGTAGCCGCGCCAGTTGCTACGAGTGGCATAGCGTTCACATAATTTCATGTACATGGTAGCAAGTGTTCTTGTGGCCTGTCCGTGATCTTTTGAGAATTCGCCGTGCGTCAAGTCGCCTTTCCAGTGACTCTTGCCCACCAACACAGGTTCTTTGGCCTCGTTCAAGCGATAGTGATAGAATGGCGGAAAGTTCAGGCGTATGTGCTTGGCATCCAGTATGGGTTCGTCGACTAGATCAGCCAGTGGATCTTCTTCTTCAAAAAGATCCAGTTCCAGCATGTCCTCAATCTTGCGTTTTTTGCCTGTGACCTTGGGCGCTTTTTTTGGCGCCATGGGTATGTGATCCCAACAGGTAACACGAAACACCAGATCGGTATTGGGGATCTTTTTAGGGTCTACGACCACACCGGTTTCGCGCTTGATACGGTCAGCTCTGTTTCTGCGTGCTTCGGCTATGGTTCTCTGATTGATTTTGAGTACGGTGGGCAAGATGATATCGTACTGATGATCCGTGACCGGATCTAGATAGCTACAGTAGGTGTTCTTGCTTAGGTGAATCTGTTTTAATATGTCTCGGTTGTTGAGGTAATTCTTGGGTGTTATGATCTTGGGGGCAAATTGTGTGGCCACTGAGGAGTCTCCTAATAGTGTAGTTATTGTAGCACAAAAACCACACGTGTCAACCTATTTATCATTATATGGCCAGATTATTTTTGCGGTAAATATTCGATAGGAAACCAACATGGCTGACGATACAAACGTAGACCCAGGTACAGACCCCGAAGTACCTCAACCGGTAGATACACAACCACCTGCGGATCAAATAGCAACTGAACCTCAGCCGGTAGATCCTGCAGCCAACAGCGAAGTTACTTCGGCCGACGAATACACCACTGACAGCAACGGCAATGTTTTCAAGAACGGTACTTTCTATCGTGCAGCCAATTCTGACAGCGAAGTAGATCCTACAGTGGACCCTGAAACTGGAAAACCAACCGATACCTACACCACTGACAGCAAAGGCAATATTTTTAAAAATGGTACATTCTATCGAGCTGCTGCATCTGACAGCGAAGTCAGTCCCACAGTCAATCCTGAAGCCAAGGCCATCACCGATGCTACTGGAGCGGTCAACGGTGGTTCATTCGCAGGCGCCCTGTTTAATCTTGGATCAACATCCGGGGCCATAGCATCAGCTATACAAGGGCTCACCGGGTCAGCACAAAAACAACAGACCTTTTCAGATCAGAATCGACAGATCAATCAAAATGACTGGCGAGTCAAACTGAGTCTAGCACCGCAGAGCAAGTATCTTTATAATTCTCAGCCAACCGGCTCGGCTGGCATCCTGGAACCCTTGCGCGGTACCAATGGAGTAATATTTCCTTACACGCCGGCCATCACCACGGCCTATCGTGCCAGCTATAGTCCTTACGACCTTACGCATTCAAACTATCGTGGCTACTGGTATCAAAACAGCTTTGTGGACATTATCAATATCACTGCGCCCTTTACCGCACAAAATACTACCGAAGCCAATTACATGTTGGCCGTGATACAATTTTTCAAATCTGTGACCAAGATGTTCTATGGACAAGATGCCGAGCGCGGTTCGCCGCCACCGGTGGTTTACCTTTCGGGTCTAGGTGAATATCAGTTCAACAATCATGCCTGTCTGGTGAGTAACTTTAACTATGTTTTGCCAGCTGATGTAGATTACATCCGTGCTGGTAGTACCAACAATCTACAACTGAATCAGGACTTGGCCAGACCCAAGACCGGTGTCAGCATCAACAGCAACTTTGGCAGTTTACAACGGCTGGCCACGGCCATACTCAGCAACGGCAATCCAGTATCACAAGGTGCCAAGCCCACAGCACCACCACCAGCTAATACTCTTAACAGTCCAACCTATGTGCCAACCAAGATTGAAATACAACTAGCCTTGATGCCGGTACAGAGTCGTCAACAGGTCAGCACACAGTTTAGCCTCAAAGGATTTGCCAGTGGTGATCTACTAAGAAAAGGATTCTGGTAATGGCCACTTACGATTCGACCAGTCCTTACTATCTCACTGGATATAGCCAGTTCTTCTTGGATGTCATGGTCAATAGACCCATTCCTAAACGCCCTGATGATCAACTCTTGGTTCTAAATCAGACCTATCAATACAGACCCGATCTCCTGGCCTATGACCTCTATGGCAATCCTGGACTCTGGTGGGTTTTCTATCAACGCAATTCCAACACCCTGACCAAACCACCGCTTGATTTTGCCGCTGGTGTACAGATTTACCTACCCAATATCAATACCTTAAAAACAGTGTTGGGATTCTAGCATGCCGGCCAACCGACAAAACAATCCCAACTTTTTTGGTCCTTTGCCTACCAGCTTTGGAGTAAGTCAACGAACCGTGGCTGCGAGCAGAGACGACGTTGGTACCAACGACCCGGTCAAAACTTTGACCACCACCCAGGCTACCCCGCCGGCTGATCCTAACAACAACGCAGGATTTTACAACGATTCAGAATACAGCGCACAAACCCCGGCACAAAATCCCGGTGTAGGTGCCGCCACCGAAGACGGTACAGCGCCAAACAACACAGTCACACAAACAGTAGTCAACGCATCGGCCAATCAACAGATCAACCCCGAACCCAATGTGCTGGATCAGTATACCAGTTATACCTATGCTATATCCTGGTACATGCTGACACCGACCCAGTTCAATGCTCTGGGGCAAAGCGGTCAAAAAAATATCAATACCTGGAGCCTGTTGATGCAGGACGGTGGTGCTCAACTCACTCCCGGCAACAATGCAGGTAGCCGCAACAGCTATTTCAATCTGGATTACTATATGGACAATCTAGAAATTGAAACTCAGATCTTGGGCAAAGGATCCGGCGGTCCCAACAACAACACGGCCATGAGTTTTACTGTGACCGAACCCAATGGATTTACCTTGATCGATAATCTATACCGGTCAGCAGTGGATCTTTTCAAACAAAACAATCTACCACCCTTGAGTTCTTGGCAACAGGTGCAGTACTGCCTGGTCATACAGTTCTATGGCTACGACAGCGCTGGCAATCTAGTGGCACCGGCCACCGGCAGCATAACCAACAATGCGACCTTTGCTGGCGGTGCTCCGGCTGTGGTACAGAAATATTTTCCTTTTTCCATAGCCAACTTGACCACCCGCATAGTCAACAAGCAGGTTGAATACAAAATCAGCTGTGTGCCGTTACCATACTCAACTGGCCTGGGATCAGCTCGCGGCTCTATACCGTTCAACTATGAATTTTCTGGCAAGACCTTGGCTGAAGTACTGAATGGCAAGCCCGGCAGTGGCATAGCCGCTACCAATCAGGTCCAGGATGGGCGCCTCAGCACACCTACAGTGCAACAAGCACCAACCAACGTGCCCAACGATCAAGCCATACTTGACAGTAGTGGTCAAGTCACAGCGGCCAGCGCAGCTGATCCCAACAGATACGGTGGAGGTTAATCATGCCAGCCAATGGACAGAAGAACGCACTTGGTACTACTTTTCTTGGTAGCTTCCCTCAGAGCTTTAGTGCCAGTCAGCGTACCACAGCCGCAGTACGCGATGCCACGTCGGCTCCGGCTGTACAAGCAGCCGCACCTACCGATCCCAACACAGCGCCGCCCAATGCCACAGCCGCACCCACCGGATCCAACCCAGCACAACAGTTTACTGGTCTGTGTGAAGCACTCAATGCCTGGCAACAGGATCTGGCCAAGAAAAAACAATACAAGATAGCCGACCAGTATGAAATAGTTTTTGCTCCAGCCACCATGGGCAATGCCACAGTGAAAAAACAAGGCGAGACCAACAAGGATCGCACGCCCATGCAACAGCCAACCAATGCCAAAACAGCCTTGGATACCAATACCAATAGTACCGACACAACCGGTCGCCTTATCAGTGTCACAGCCGGGACACAGATCGTGCAGTTTATAGATCAGACCATACGTGCCAGCAGTTATATCAGTGATCAACAGACCTGGGTCATTGATGAGGAAACACAAAAGGCTGTGAAAAACACCACCACAAGCGGAAAAAATGTGGCCTGGTACAAGATCAGTGTGATCGTGACCAGTCTGGGTGCCGATCCTGCCCGCAATGATCAAGCCTACAAGATGACCTACTTGATTACTCCCTATGCCATCAACGAAACCCAGAGCCAATACTTTCCCAAGACATCGTTCCGCGGAGTACACAAGAGTTATCCTTACTGGTTCACAGGACAAAATACTGCGGTCCTAAGCTACGAGCAAGACATCAACAGCACGTTCCTGTTGACGGTTAGCGGTGACTTGCCTAATGTACAACAGGACTATACTACCAACAGTAGTGTGTTATACAAGCGCAGTTTCCAGACTCGTAGTGATCAAAGCGATCAAGGAGCCACAGGCAAAACTCTGGAACCAGCGGCCAATCTGGCCGACTTCCTGTATAATCCCGCAGACTTTGCCAAGGTCACCCTGAAGATCATAGGTGATCCGGCCTGGTTACAGCAGGGCGAGTGTTCCAGTACCATTGATGCTGCCAACTTTAGTTTTGCGCCATTCAACGCCGACGGAGGTATTAACTTTGATGCCAGCGAAGTGTGTTTTGACATAATCTGGAACCAGCCCGAAGACTACGATTTCAGTACCGGCATAACATCGGTCAACAACAATCAAAAAAATTCAAACGGCACCTATAGCCACAATCACCCACAGCAGAATCAAACCTATCGATGCATGACGGTAAACAGCTCATTCAGCAAGGGCAGTTTTACCCAGGTCCTGCACGGCACCTTGTTGACCGATGTGTCTGGAAACGGTCCAGCCAGTGCTAGTACACAGGCTTCTGCCGGTACTGGAAGACCACAGACCGCACCCAGTGTCACCGGAGCAGTGACCAACAGCAACAATACCGCAGGTGGTGCCACTGGTGGAGCAGGAACCAACGCCACTGGTGCTGGAGTGCGTGCTCCTGCTGCTGGTTATGATACCGAACTAGATACCTACACCACCGACAGCAAGGGTAATACATACAAGGATGGGGTTCTGTATCGAGCCGCCGAAGTACCAGATTCAGATCCCCTGTCGCAGACCACTGTGGGTCCTGATGCAGCCAGTGCTCCAGCACCGCAACCAGCCGCACCTCCAGGTGATCCTACCAGCAATGGTGATGTAGCCGTGGCCAACAGTTTGACTCCGGGAGAACAAGTGGTAGAAAATAATCCAGCACCAGCACAACTGGTTGCTGATGATGATTCATCAGATCGATAACAGGAAAGTATAAATGGAAAATATATCACGCAACAAAGGACAACCGCAAGGCTACAAGTTTGATCGTGCCGGTGCTTCGGCTGAATTTGGTCCTTTTGTTGGCGAAGTCATGAACAATGTTGATCCCACCAGAGGTGGTCGCCTGCAGGTCTATATCGAACAGTTTGCTGGACCCAACAAGACTGACAAGAGCCTGTGGCGCACAGTAAACTATGTGCCGCCTTTTTACGGAGTAACTCCGCAACAGGGATCAACTGGCACTGGTACATTCCTACAAGGCAATCAACAGAGCTACGGCATGTGGTTCACTCCTCCAGACATAGGCACCACGGTGTTGTGTTTCTTTGTAGCCGGTGATCCCAATCAAGGCTACTACTTGGGCTGTGTACCGGTGCAGGGCATCAATCACATGATACCGGCCATTGGAGCCGCACCCACAGCTCAAGCTGTAACACAAAATCAAAATCAGTCAACCTATTTTGCCGGCGCCAAACAGCTACCGGTCACAGAAATCAATGCGGCCAATACCAAGATCAATGAGAATCCCAAGTTTTTTGATCAGCCCAAACCGGTGCACAGCTATGTGGCTGGTATCCTGTTCCAGCAGGGTCTCAACAATGACACAGTACGTGGACCAATTCTCAGCTCCAGCCAACGCGAAAGCCCCAGCAACTGCTACGGTATATCCACACCGGGTCGTGCAATCTATCAAGGTGGCCTAGATGACAGTAATGGTACAGCAAGCTCACAGGTAGCCGGTGAAAAACTGGCCGACGTCAAGGTGATTGGTCGCAGAGGTGGACACAGTTTTGTTATGGACGATGGTGATCTAGATGGACACGACAATCTCATACGCATACGCACAGCCAAAGGACATCAGATCACCATGAGTGATGATGGCAACTGTTTTTATATATGTCATGCCAATGGTCAAACCTGGGTTGAACTGGGCCAGGAAGGTACCTTGGATGTGTTCAGCACCAACAGTATAAATCTTCGTACTCAGGGCACTATTAATCTGCATGCTGATCAGGATGTCAATATCTATGCGGGTAACAAAATGAACTTGAAGAGCAAGGCCGGAACCAGTTTACAAAGTGATGCCGATCTCAATGTGGCTACCAAGGCGGCCCTGACTCTGTTTGGCAGCACGGTGGGAGTCAAGAGCAAGAGTAGCATAGCCATGAAAGGCCAAACCATTGCTATTGCCAGCCAAGGTCCGCTGAGTCTCAAAGGACTACCCATCAGCTTGAACGGCCAAGCACCAGCAGCATCGGTGTCAACTCCTGCAGGAATAACCAAATATCTAAATCCCGATGTGGAATTCAACAGCAGTGTGGGTTGGACGGTAAATGCCACCGGAACTGAAAGTATCTGTACTCGCGTGCCCACACATGAACCTTATCCTTATCATAATCAAGGCGTACAAGACAGCACCAGTCTGGAATCAGGACAACCTAGTTCCCCGCCTGGAGCACCCATAGTGCCCGACGATGTGAGCATAACCAAGACATCATGAGCATATTCAAGTATACCCTTCCGTCGGGAGCTACATTTCAAATGAATGCACCCACAGGTACCACGCAGGCCCAGGCTGATGTGATCTTTTATGGTCAGGTGGCCGCCGGAACCTTTGTGGGCTACAGTGCCGGACAAACTTTGACCAGCGCCACATCAAATTTGACCAAGTTTGCCCTGAGCCGACTAGATCGCGGCACAGCTGGAGTAGATGAGCGAGCCGTGTTGGCCATAGTCAATAACATACCCACTATTTCAGGTATACCCGATCTAGTCGGTGTGCCTTTGACCAATGCCATCAGCCAGGCTGACATAGTGCAGGTCAACAGTGGAGCACAGGCCATTGGTCCCTTGAACGAATCACAGGTACAAGGACTCATGGCTCAGGTGGTAAATCTTGTTGGACAGTCGGCCAACGTGGCCACCAATGATCGTGGTGCTGGCCAGTATGGCTTATTTTGCCAACAGCTGGAACAGGCCGGCTATGTCAAACCCGGGACCTACCAGCGTTTTATTTTTGGGCAAATGAATTTGATAGATGTGTTGAATGTAGCATCTATCTGGACCGGCTTCAATGGTATCTATAGTCTTAACGATTTTCTCAACAGCACCGACGCACAAAACAGTGCCTTCCAGAGCTTGATGCAAAACAGCTACAACAGCCTTTTAGCAGCAGGTGTAATCACGCCCACTCCAACTAGCGCAATCACAGCCAATCAAGGCACTGTGTATACCAACAGTGGACTTCAAACCATCAATGCGCTCAGTGTAGCCACTGGTGCCAGTATATCAGTGTCATCAGACGTGGCCGCATCGTTGGCCGGAACGCCCCTGGCTGATCTTTTGAGTACGTCAGTGGTCAACACCAGCACCATCAGTTCTGGAGCCACAGGAACCTTGGCCACAGCGGCAGCTGGCCTGTCCGGATCAACCAACACTGCTGTTAATGCAGCCATTGGAGCCTTGATCAACAACGGAGCTACCTTTGGCACAGCGGCCACCGCTGCCTGGTCAAGACTGGGTAATGTGTCCTTGGGATCCATTGGCAACACCGTGTCAAAAGGTCTTTCCTCCTTGGAAAATCTCAGTCTATCCAGTATCGAAGGCGGTATCAAAAATCTAGGAACCGGAGCAGAGAACTTGATAAAAAATGGCTACAGTGGCCTGTCAGGTGCCTTGAACAATCTACCTGGAAGTCTATCAGGTCTATCCAGCAGTCTCAATATCATGGGCAAATCCAGCAGTTTTGCCACCTTGTTTAGCAATCCTCTAGGTGGACTAAACAATCTAGGCGGTTTCAATGTTAGTAGCTTGGGTCTAAACAATCTAGGCGGATTAGGCACCAATCTGGGTAATCTAGGCAATCTGGGCACCATAAACAATTTAACTAGTATTACCAATCTGGGCAGTCTTACCAATCTCAGTGGCAGTTTAGGTGGACTTACAAAAAATCTTGGCAGCCTAACCAGTATACCTGGACTAGGTAGTATCGGTTCACTCACTGGCAGCCTGGGTAGTCTAGGCAGTATCGGCAATCTCGGCAGTCTGGGTAATCTAGGTAGTTTAGGCAGTGTTGGTGGCTTGTTTGGCGGTGGTGGTGATGAACTGGTGTCTGGAACCAAAGTCGCCGCCGGATTTACCAACACAGTGAATCGCGCCACAGTAAATGCCGCTGTGCAACGTATCCTGGGCAGCACCAAGATACCTGTGCCTAAATTTGAATATGCCTCGACTTCAGCTCAAGCGCCAGCCAAAGATGTATCGGCTGCACAAGGAATCTTGTCAGGCATATCCAGTTCCAGCAATCAAGGATTTGGTGCTACAGCCACAGGTTAAATACAATCATGCCAACCTTTATCGGATTTAACACTATCAATCAGAACAAGCACTTCACAGTGGTGGATTTCAATTTGATCAAGATAGATCTTCTAAACGCATTCAACATACGACAAGGTCAACTGCCAGGTCGACCTGCTTATGGAACCACCTTGTGGGACAATTTGTTTGAGAATCAAACTCAAGAAACCATGCAGACCATCTATGCCGAAGTACAACGTGTGGTATCCGGTGATCCTCGTGTGTATCTGAAATCAACCAATATATTTCCGCAAGAAAATGGTGTTCTTATACAGCTAGAATTGACCACAGTCAACAGCACTGATGCACAACTGCTGGCATTGTTTTTTGATCAATCGCAGGCCACAGCCAGCTACGTTTAACTACCCAGTTTATTTTATCCATAAATAATACAAATTGGAATAACACATGGCCACAACCACAAGACAAACCTACGTTTTTGGAGTCGAGGACTGGAAACTCATCTATCAGACCTATAGAG